CCTACAGCAGCAGTAAGCAGTCGCTGGGTAGGAAAATCTTGTTCCGCCAGTTCATAGAGACGGGCAGCGAAATGCGAGTAATCTTGACTTTCTTTCGAGGTGACCGCATCACAGAATTCAACATACTTTTTGGTGTCAACGTTGCTCATAGTTCTCTTTAATGAATTTTTCAAGTTTTTCAACCCGTTCGATCAGGTCATCAATGTGTTCTGCCGTGACATCGGCAATTCCGTCTATGTAATCATAGACGTGTTCAAATTCAGGGTCCATTGGGATCTAGAAACAAAACTTGGTTTAGTCTGAATTGATCGGTATAACGATCATCAATAATGTTCTGACCATGGAGGTATCTCTTGGCGTTGAACAATATGCATCTATTATACCTTGGTTTCATGGATTTTAAAAGCTCGTATTTGTCTTTAGGTCTCCATGGTGCGACATGTTCTGGAGTATCATATCGCATATCATCTTCACTTGGTTCTAGACATCTATAAATGTTAGTACCACTATCTTCATCACGATTAAAGAAGACTATTCCAGTATGACCTTCATCCAAATGAGGCCACCAGTAATTGTTTTGATAGTCATTGAATTCACAATCCAAAAAACGAAAACAATTAGTTAGGACTTCACTATTCTTTGCGAGGTCACCACAAATATTTGCAAGGTATTCATAAACATGTCTAACATCATCATACAATAAATGACGCATGTCCTGAAACAACTCACCATTGTAACCTGGTGCTTCGTTTGACTTGAAATACGTTGGTGTATTTGCTAAGAAATAGTCAAGGATTTCATCTGGGTTCTGATAGAAATTATCAATATACCAGATAGTAGTATCCTCAAAGGGTTCGGTGGTAATGGTTGGGTTTGGATTTAACTCAAACATTAAAACTTGAATCCTTCAAATGATTTCTTGGGTCCAGAAGCCTTATCCTGATGCACATACTCTTCTTCCTGACCAGAATCTAGAATATCATTCTGTGCAGATTGTTCACAATCGTAGAGTCGCATCTTTGCACGATCAATACCAACAACAAATCGTTTGTTAGTGGTGGGATCGTTATAACGATTCTTCAATTGTTTGACCATTATCTGACCAAGTTGTTCAAGTTCCTCAGTGCTAATAAGGGCAAACATAAGATCAGCAGTAGCAGGGAGACCAAAGGACTCAGAAGTGTCAGTAAGGTCAACGTCAGAGCTACCATAACCAGAACGAGTGGTCTGCGTGGCAGATACGATAGGGACGTTTGCCTCAACAGCCAATCCTCTAAGCTCCTCTGCAATAGCCTTAATATACGAATATGAATTGACAGAAAGATTACCGCGATATCGTGAGGAAGCACATATATTAAGGTAATCAATGAAAATAATATCAGGTCTAAATGACTTCTTAAGTGCAAGTTCGTTAAGAAGTGACTTAAAGTGTCCACTATGTGCAGTAGCGGTGGGATACTCTTTAATTATAAGAGAACCCTGAGTTTTTTCTGATATCTTGGTTACTTTGTTTTCAAACATTGACCGAGGGAGTTTCTCGATCTCCTGAATATTGACATTCAACAGGTTAGCGTCAATACGTTCTGCGATCCTTTCCTCTGCCATTTCACAAGTAATGTAGAGAACATTCTTTCCTTGCAGAAGAACAGATGCAGCGACGTGACACATGAACAGAGACTTACCAACGCCTGTACCTGCAAGTGCGATGTTAAGAGTTTTGTTTGGCAACCCACCCTTGGTGACCTTGTTAAAGAAGTCGAGATCGAAGGGAATCTTCTCTTCTTTCTGATGATAAAAAGAATATCGTTCTGCATAGTCCTGTAGATAGTCGTGACCGACGTTACTATCAAAACTTACTGCGAGTGCATCAGACAGAATAGAAGGAATTGCATCCTTATTCTTCTTCTCATCTTGTCCATCTACAATCTGGATCGACTCCATCAATGCGAGATAGATGGCTTTATCACGACACCACTTTTCTGTAGTATCAGTCAACCACTGAAAATCTAGTTCCTCACCAGGAAGTTTGGAGATATAATCGGTTACTTCTTTGTATGTAGACTCATTCAAGTCAGTGCGATTATCAATCTCAACTCGAAGGATCTCTTCGTTAGGAAGTTTATTGTACTTGAAGATGAACTTACAAATCTCCTCAAAAACTACCTTCTCAGTGTAGTCAGTAAAATACTCCACACGAATGAAGGGGAGAACCTTCCTAGAGTATTCGTCATGATATGCAAGACTTCTCAGAATTGTAGTTTCTATGCGTTCGTTCATCAATAGTAGTGGCAATAGGTGGACATAATATACTTTACTCCTGTTTTGACTCTCAATCCTGCATGAGGATACTGCCAAGTTGGAGGAAAGACCATGACTGAACCTGTCTTAGGTACAATCTTCTTTTCATAGTGAGGAAACTCGGTTTCTCCACCAGTGAAATCATCATTCAAATAAAACAAAAAAGCGAGATACCTTCTTGCACTTTCGTGATCCTGAACATCGACGTGAACATCAAATCTGTCGTGACTCCTTGAATGGTACTTTTTGATTCGGAACTCTTCGAGGAACAACCTATCTGGATACCACCTAGTGTACTCCTTGAGATCCTTTTTGTAAAGGTTCAAAACCCTTTGTGTAATCTTTGATAGATTACGAATATTCTCTGGGTGTTTTTGATTTAGATTCAGTTGCGTGAAGTTCGGAGTTCCACGATTCTTCACTATTTGTTTACAATTACTTGCGTCAAATAAACGCATCAAAGTTTCACAGGTCTCTTGAGTCAGTGTGTTTTCGTAGACCTTGATGAAATCGTTCATAGTTTTCTTCGATAAAACTTTGCAAAATCAGACCAACGTGAATTTTTACGGAGAATGGGATTTATAGTATGTGCAAAAGCAAAAAGATCAAAACACTCTTCTAATGCTTGTTTATTATAGAACAAGTATTCATGATTGTCTTTGAGTTCTTCCTTAAAGAAAGAGAAAAACTCATCTTGATAATCATGTCTGGACTTTATCCGAGAACCATACCTATCAAAGAATGGTTTCATAAAATCAAGTGGCACATCAGAACTGATATACATTTGTTTATCGGGATATTTGTCAAACATTGCATCCGCTACACGGAAGTAGTCTTTGTTCAGGATTGGTTTATGAATAAACTTACCATCAGAAACACCTGATAAATCTTCGCAAACAGATTGTCTACTATAATTCAACCATTCTTTCAATCTTTCTTTAGAAACATACGTGGTGCATTCTTCCATATACTCTAGTGTTGATAAAACACCATGAGATCTACGCAAATGCAATCCCAATTTGTTAGAGAAGTTTTCTTTCAAAAACTCATTAGCTTCTGGTTTTATGAATTCTAGATCATCAAGACATGTTTTATTTACATCCAAATCAAATTTATTGATATATTGATAATATGGATCTTCACACATGTCTGTCATAGAAAAAGTCAATCTATACTTAGAAATCTTTTCCCTAAAACTTTGAGTTACCTCTGGTGAAAATTTACCATAGAGTAATCCTATGACACTCTTTATAGTCAGTTTTTTATAATCATCCAAAAGAGGATCCTGAGGACCTTTTATATCAACAACCTTAGTATCAGGAAACTTGATAAAATTAAATTCTGGCCAATGATACTTGGTCAGAATAAGTTCAGTAGGACCCACACATTTTCTGGAGAAATATAAAATAAAAGCCCAGTAATATAGTTTGGAACCTAGACCTGTATCATAGTGATGAAGTTCTAGGTCCCTTCTCGATTTCTCATTCTTATCATAGTCAAACCAAGTCCTTTCAACACTATCAGGTCCAGGAAGTATGATCTGGAATTTATCCATATCGGAATTCTTCTTTTGCAATCTCGTCTAGTTTCTCCATAACTTCGGGGGTGAAGTATGTTTCGGGATCTTTCAGGATAGCTTTCGCATAAACCTTCTTTCCATCTATTTCATAACGTCCAGCCACATTCTTCCAAAGTCCACCAATCTCTCCCAATTCAAGGAGACCATAGTAACGATCGAGACCACGCTCATCGTAATAAAGACGAACAGTAACATCCTTATTCTCCTTACTCAAACGCGACTTAGCAGTCTTCGCTTTGATAAGGTTTCCGACGATTTCCGTTCCATCCTTTTCTTTCTTTTTGCTGAGATGAATGATTGTAGACGCAGCATATTTGAGTCCACTACCTCCTCCCATTTCCTTAGTTGGTACGTAAGCTCCGATGACATCATAGGTGTGATTCGTAACGATCATGGGGATGTTCGCTTGACCCAACTTGAGAGTGATCATACGGAACGCACCTTTGACAAGTTGGGATTTGGTCATGTCCCTAACCTGTTTGTCGTTGAGTGCGTCGTTGATCTCCTTTTCAGTGGAAAGCATACCCAGAGAGTCTAACACAAACATACAGGGTTTGCGTTCTTCTTCAGGTTTTTTTAAGTATAGATCAACCGCCTTCAGTGCCTTACCACGGAAGTCTTCAATAGTCACAACATTGACAACTACGAGACGTGAAGTATCAATTCCACGTTCCTCCAACATTGACTTAGTAATTGCGGCCTCTGTATCAAAATAAAGGCAGTAACCATCAGGATTGGTATCGAGGAAATTTTTAACAACAGCCAACGAAAAGAAGGTTTTTCCAGTACTAGACTCACCAGCAATGGCAGTAATCTTATTCCCAGATACACCACCAAATATAGACCCTGAAACAAGTCCGTTAAAAATGTACGAACCTGTGTCCACATAAGTTTCTTCGTCGTTGATGTCTGATGCGAGTTGTGTGTATTCACCACCAATCTCCTTTACAATGTCTTTTAGAAAATCCATAGTTTAAACAAAAAATGTAGAAATACTCAGTCTATATTTTGGACCTGCGACTGACTGAGGTCTGATCGCATGTGGGATGCACCCATCAAATAGTATTATCCTACCAGGAACATATGGAGATGTAAACTCCACTTCTTTAGTACTCTCACTATAAAACAGGGTTTCACCATACCACCCATCTCTCCACTCGGTATTTACATAGTACAAAGCGACTTGTTCTTCACCATGACTATGAATCAAATGAATATCATTAGGTCGGATTAAATTTAACTTGCAAGAGGAGACTTCTTTGTTGGTGAACCATGGAGTTTTTTTAATACACTCTTTGAGTGATTCCCATAATCCAGACTCAACCAGTTTATCGGAACCCCAATCACCAAAAAGATTCATATCAGCAAGTTCATGATGATCCTGATCTTGCCAACCCAATTTTAGTTTTGAATCTACACAAGAGTAAAAGATGTCACTTCGATTTTTGTAAGGGACAACATCATCATAAACTGCAATGTTCATTTCAGATACCTAGAAGTTTACGTTGGCGTTCAAAATACCCTCGTAGAATCCAAGAACTACTATTCATTTTATCTTCTCCACCAACTCCAAATTCAAACTGGACTCGGGGATTGTCTCCATACATATCGAGTTCTGGAGTATTACCAGATCCACGATCACCACCATTGCAAAATACAACAGTCTCTGCAATCTCTAGACACTTTGCGATTGCACCACATGCAGAACCAACATCATCATCTGGGACAGTAATCACTGCATCAACCATATTGAGATGACGTACAATCTCTGCACGTTCAACCCAGGATAAAAAGTATTGACCTTTCTTGGCGGTCAACCATTCATTAGTATTCAGACCTACAACAAGATAATCAGAGAAGTCTTTAGCTCTCTTGAAATAGGATACATGTCCACTATGGATGGGATCAAACCCACCCGTAACTAAACTAATTTTTTTGAAAAACATTAGATACAAATTCCATACTGTTCGCGAGCAATTTTCTTGTACGCACTACCAGGATATTGTTCGCGGATTTCTTTCATCAGATTCATTTTTTGATAAAGAGCTGCGTCACCACCCAGGCGGAGAGCACTTACGATTGTGGCGAGTTCTTTGTCGTCGATAGGAAGTTCCATATTATTCCGCGAGATTTTTTGATTCGGTACAGATAACCCAATTATACAGGTTTTTCATTTCATTTGCAAACCA